AATAGGTTATGAGAGGCAATGGCGGCATTATAGGAAAATCAAACATTCCGGCAGACAATGTTGCTTCGGGTGTTTGGGGTTTGAGAGAAGCAACTTCTTATAGGCGAAGTGGTTCTTGGCCGCAACTACAAGCCACGGTTACAAGCGTCAGCCAATTGTGGAACTGGTACGGGAACTCCACCTACAGCACAGAAGACACTAGTCAGTCGGCCGACATGACTAACGCATCAACAAAAATACAGCCCTCGACAACTGACTATACTCTTTATAGTTACATTGATGTAGGCGAGCCGTGGCTAGGTAAGGTAATTACTGGGTACAGCAACCTGCGAATAGAAACAAAAATTGAAGTAAAAAGAGACTTTGAAGGAAGTCTTCTTGACCCGCCTCTTGTTATTGCTGGGAGTATCGTTAATTACTACGCCGAAGACCTGACAGGCGCAACTGTTGCTAACTTAGGCGATGACGACCATACCTTTTTACAGTCGGGCGCATTTACAGAAACAAGAACAGCAATAGATAATACCGCTATAACCGGAGCTATGACAGACGCTCAAATTAAAGCATGGCTTTCTGCTGGGTGTCCGTTAAGGCATAATTATCAAGACGAAACTAATAGCGAAGATGGTCGAACGGCGTCTGTTGACTCGCCTGAAGTATATACCGTTAGACTGCTGGCAGACTCAATAACCTACATAACATAATGATGGTCGTTAAAATATAAGGAGACATAAAATGGCACTTTACAGTTTAAATGGAGCATATCCGCGAGCCTTACCACATCGTATTGTGCTGTCAGACGGGCGAACTCGCACAGACAATACAACTTTTACGGCGGAAGAACTTGCAGATGCAGGGTGGGCAGAAGTTACGGATAGACCTTCTGTTGCTGACTATCAGACTTTAACTTGGGAAAATGGTGCTTGGGTAATTACAGATTATACAGCAGACCAAATGAGAATAGAAGCCCAGGAACGAAGAGAGAATATTCCGGCAGAAAGATGGCTTTATGAAAATAGAAACATACTGTGGACAGATGCAGCACTCAACGAATATGAGTTAGATAGCTCTCTAGAGTCTCAGAGAAAGATAGCATCTGTACAGACTGCAATTACGGCGGGTATTAGACCGGATAATCAAGTTTGGAAAATATACTCTACAACAGAGGGTATAGTCTACCGAACTACCTCAAATGCGGAAATAACCGAGTGGTCGAACTTACTACTACAAAAAATTCAAATTTGTTTTAATACGGAAAAAGAAGTAATAGAACAAATAAATACACTTATTGGGGCAGGAAGCTATTTAGAGGCTATCAATGTTTCATTTAAAGATGCTTTAGTTACAAATTTAACACAAGCGAATATTACTTTAGCATAAAGGAGTTGCAGGTCCAACGGGTCCAGCTTAATAAAAAGGGGCTTTATGCCCCTTCATTGTACCAGCCTGAAATAGCTATTCTCGGAATAGGAGCATAGGCACTGACTTCACTAACAAAGTGCGGAGTGCCTGCTTCTCCTAATTGAAGCAATACTAAACTATTATATTCTGGAAATATAACTTTATATGTATCATCATCTTGCTTTATATGAAGCAACCCTCCAAACTCAGGTCTCCAGGCTTTTGTTAAATTTAAAATAAAAGCTACGCCTCTTTTTGCGTCTGGGTGCATACTCAAATAATCCCCTTTCTCGTATACACTGCAAAAACTTTCGTATATCTCTGGATTTTTTAACCCTGTTTCTACTGAAATGAAGTTTTTAAAGTCTTCCGAGTTTAGAAAAGTTTCTTTAAAATTACACTCATAACAGTTACACCCTTTTACATGAGATGTACTACGTTTAAACTTATATGTAAAATTTCCCGTAGTAAAACTGTTATTTATGTTAGACTGAATACTTTCTAAGGCTTGTCTTTCTGCAAAAGTATTTTTAAAGTATCTTACTTTTTGTAGCCCAGTATACATAACGGCATATGACCACCACTGTTCTGGGGTAGTCATAATGCCGTTATGTAATGTCTCTGCAACGGACTCTGATAAAAAGTTTTTAAACGTCTTTATCATCTTGCTCTTCAACTAAAAGTCCGAGAGCTGCGACTTGAGGAATCGCTTGGTCTTTAATTTTTTGAATTAAAAACATTGAGGTTTTAGCAGGAAGCTCTCCAAGTGCACTAAGAGCTGCATTTACTTCTGCAATTGTTAACTTTAAGTCAACTGTTGGTTCGTCTTTTATTTCATTTTCCATGTAATATTCCTTATTTAAAAATGTCTTGCCAGTTACCAGTAGTGCTCGCACGTGCATACTCAGTAGCTCTGTTTTCAAAGAAGTTAGTATGTTCAACTGCATTTAACATATAGTCTAACCAAGGTAGAGGATTTTCTTCTGATTTAAAAATCTTCTTCATTCCGAGCTGTAGAAGTCTACGATCTGCAATATATCGAATATACTCTTTTACTTCTTTTGCTGTCAAATCAGGAATTTCTGCTCCTTCAAAACACAAATCAATAAAAGCATCCTCTAACTCTACTGTTCGCTCTGCGGCACAGTAAATCTCATACTTTAGATCATCATTCCACAGCTCAGGGTTTTCCCGAATAAACTCTCGGAAAAGTTGAGTCATTCCTTCTACATGAAGAGTTTCATCACGAATACTCCATGTAACAATCTGACCCATGCCTTTCATCAAGTTGTGGCGTGGAAAATTCAAAAGAATTGCAAAGCTACTAAAGAGCTGTACGCCTTCTGTAAATCCACTATATACTGCCATTGTTTTAGCAATATTTATAGGAGTATCCATTCCAAAATCAGAAAGGTACTCATGCTTGTCAAGCATTTCTTTATGCTCAAAAAACTTTTGATATTCATCACTATCAAAACCCAAGGTTTCAAGTAGTAATGAATAGGCTTCTTGGTGTACTGCTTCCATAGCTGCAAAAGCAGATAGCATCATTCTTATTTCTGGCTGTTTGAATGTTGGTAGATAATGCTTGGCATACCCACAACAAACATCAACATCTGCCTGTGTAAAAAATCGAAATATTTGGTTAATAAGTCGACGATTCTCAGGGGTCAACTTATCACGATAGTCTCTAAGGTCATCTGCAAGGTTGACTTCATCTGGCAACCAGTGCATATGCTGTTGGGACTTATAATGTTCAAAGGCCCAAGGATAGTTAAACGGCTTGTAATATTCGCGTTCTTCTAAAAGATTATTCACTTTTTTCTCCGTAACTTAGCCTTCGCACGCAAGGCAACTACTTTCATCCATACTCTCTAATATCTTTTGTCGTAGCATTTCGTCAGATACTGTTTCTGCTCTACGATATGCTTCGGAACGCAAATAATACAGAGTTTTTACTTTTTTCTTCCATGCCATCATATGAATAGCATGAAGTTCTTGTTTTGATACGTTTGCAGGAAAAAATACATTTAAAGACTGACTTTGGCAAATATACTGTTGACGATCTGCCGCCATTTCAATAACCCATCTCTGATCTATTTCTACAGCCGTTTTAAATACATCCTTTGTATGTTGGTCTAAAAAGTCCAGGTGCTGTACTGAGCCTCCATTTGTAACTATGCTCTTCCATACTTCAGGATTATCCTCTCCTAATTCTTGCAGAATATGCTCTAAGTATTCGTTTTTCTGCAAACTTGTTCCACTTTTTGTTTTCTGAGTGAACGCATTTGCACGATAAGGTTCAATACTTGGAGAAGTATTACCGCAAATAATGCTTGAACTTGCATTTGGAGCAACCGCAAGAAGATGAGCATTTCTTATCATTAGGGGGTAAGCATCTGGACATGGACCACGAAGCTCTGCAAGCTTTTCCGTAGTCTCTTGAGCTTGTTTCTTAATATGCTTAAACATTCTCATATTTGCAGACTTTGCCATAACTCCTTCAAATGGAATATGTCGACGTTGTAAGTAAGCATGAAAACCCATAGCTCCAAGACCAATACTTCGTTCTTGTTCGGCACTATGTATAGCTCTCCACAGTTCATGAGGAGCATTTTCAATAAAATGCGTGAGTACATTATCAAGCATTTCAACCAAATCAGGAATAAAATACTTGTCGTTGCACCACTCATCATACTCCTCCAGATTTACACTTGAAAGACAACATACTGCTGTGCGATCGTCGTCAGTTGCAAGAGTAATTTCACTGCAAAGATTTGAGTGATGAACTTTTAAGCCCTTTTCCTTTTGAAACTCAGGCAACGCAGCCTGCACAGTATCCTTAAACATAACATAAGGTTCACCAGTTTCAATACGATTTTGAATAAGTTTTACCCAAAGTGCTTTTGCAGATACGGTTTTTACAACCCGCTTTGTATGCGGATCTACTAAAT